CTTATTTGGAGTACTACTTTTGGTTTGTATTCCTATTAAAAACAAATCATGAACATTAACTCTAAAGCAGACTTAATAGGAGCAGTGTTATTTATAATACTTATTAGTCCGATTGTTTTATATATAATTATTAGAGATGAACTTAAAATCTAGCGTTAACGCCAAGGGTAAGAAGGTGACGCAGATAATTACATTTAAGGGTGGTTACAAGAAAACTATTAGAGGTGTTCTTTCAGACACCGTCATGCAATCTGAGTTCACACACATGCAGACAGACGACGGAAGACTTGTTTTAATTAACACACCAAACGTCTTTTTAGTGGAAGTGTTCACCGAGAAGTGATATATTTTATATATGCCAGCAGGACGCCCCACAAAATATAAGCCAGAAGTGATAACGCAACTAGATGAGTACTTAGAGTTTGCAATCCCAGAAAACATGGAGATTCCTACGGTAGAGGGAATTGCCCTTAAGCTCGGTGTGAACAAAGATACTCTATATGAATGGGGAAGAAAACACCCAGAATTTTCCGTCGCTTTGGCTAAATTGAAGATGATGCAGAAGCAAAGTTTAACTAAGATTGGTATATTTGGAGGCAAAGAAATTAACGCAACAATCGTTTCACTATTGCTTAAAGTTAACCATGATATGGTAGAAACGGAGAAGAAGATATTGGCTGGTGATAAAGAGAATGAGATAAAGATTAAACTAGTAGACGCACAGAAGTAGACTCCAGTGTCATATATTAACAATGGTGATTGAACTTACCAACAGCAAGATACCATATGTGGTAAATTACGACTAAGTATTATTAATGTATTAAGTATTATTATTAAGAATAATTAAAATACAGATTAAAAATCTTTAGAAAATAGATTTGTTTACATTAAGGTTACATTGCCGTATTTAGTTAGAGATTAGATGATGTAGGTCTACGCAAAAAACCATGGGTAGGTCAACAATTGGATTGTTAGCCGCTGCGGGAAGAAAACCCAGGTCTACATCGTTTAGTTTCTAAATAATATACAATTGGGCATGGAGATAGACCTACCTATAAAGAACTTTCCCCAGCAACAGACAATATTTGACAGTGAAGCGCGGTACAAGATCGTAGTCAAAGGACGCAGGTTTGGATTAACCAGAGGAGCAGCACACGACTTCATTAAATGTGCACTAGCAGACAGTTTCAAACAAGGACTTTGGGTAGACACAGTCAACTCCAACATTGACAGATACATAGAACGTTATTTCCTTCCAGCACTGCACAAATTACCGGATTATTTATACCATTGGCGCAAACAAGCAAAGATACTTCAAATTAGGAACGCATACATTGACTTTAGAAGCGCAGATAGACCAGAGAATCTAGAGGGTTTTGGATATGACAAAATATTTGTAAACGAAGCAGGTATTGTTCTTAAAGACGAATATCTCTGGCACAACGCTATTGCTCCTATGATGTGGGATTATCAACCATCTGTTGTGATTGGTGGCACACCTAAAGGCAGGGGATTGTTTCATGATCTAGCAATCCGAGGACAAGATCCAGATCAAACTAATTACGAGTTCTTCCACTTTACAAGCTTTGACAATCCAATGCTTCCTAAACAGGTAATGGAGGAGGAGATAAAGGTAATGCCGGAGAGAGTCAAAGAACAAGAGGTTTATGCTAAGTTTTTAGATGATTCCGGTGTGGTGTTCCGTAACATTAATCAAATAGCAACAGCAAGATTTGAGAAGCCAATACCTAGCAGGCAGTATGTAATGGGAGTAGACTTAGCAAAACATCAAGATTACACAGTAATTGTTGTATATGATCGCAAAACCAAGAGACAGGTTTATCAAGATAGGTTTAACAAACTAGAATGGCCATTTCAAAAGAGAAGAATAAGGGAAACGTCTAGGCATTTTAACCGTGCATCTGTTTATTTAGATGCAACAGGCATAGGAGACCCAATCTATGATGATTTAGCAAGAGAGAGTATTCCAGTTGTACCAATTAAGTTTACAAACGAAAGCAAAAAAGACTTAATTGAAAAGATGGTTATTTACGCAGAACAAGAAAGATTACAAATAATACCTATCGCAGAATCTATCCGAGAGTTTAATAATTTCACCTATGATATCTCTTCTTCAGGTAGGATTAGGTACGAAGCTCCTACTGGTTTCCATGATGATATTGTAATTGCACACTGTCTTGCTGTATCATCTCTATATGAGTCCATCCCAGTTGCCAAACCAAAAAGGCAATCCCTCATCGCCAGAGAAAGGCAAAGGCAAATCCACCAATTCCGGCAGGAAGAAGAAAGTCAGGAGGAAGAGTATCTTGAACACCTCTAAAGAATACACTCCAGACGATATACGTGCTGCAGTTTATTACATTGAGGACTTAATGGACAGAATGGCAACTCAGTTTGTAATACTTGGAGATATAGCACACAAAGCTCTTAATTATGAGCAAATATACGCCAAGAAAGTTCAGGTTGCTGTGTTTAAAACAGACATGCAAGACTTTAAAGTAGGGACATTTAAAATGTTAGCACCAGATGCTAAGTTTACGGATTCTAAAATACTCTTAAAGTTTGAAGATATTCCAATAGAAATTAAACTCTTAAAGAAAAAATATACTTTCATTAAATATCCTAATCGCATACCATTCTTTCATGCAACTTACTTTGTACCAAACCCATTTGAGAAGTATTGGAGGATGAGGAATTTATTAAGATGACAGAAGCAATACTAATAGCAGTTATAATAGCTCTCCTTATCTACATTGGGTGGGACAGGTATTTGTCTAAGCAAGAGCGGGGCAAACTAGTTAATACTATCGTTGCAAGGAACGCTGCTGAGCTTGCAAATCTAGAGTTGGCAGAGAAAACAAAAGTCGAAGTCCCAAAAATTAATGAATATGATAGTCTGAGAGATATGAGTGAGTTAAGTGACGAAGAACACTCTGAAGCAATCAAACAAGAATGGAACCAAACAACAGAATCTTAAACACAGCACAAGATGTGGGTGCGCGAATAACAGCCCTACCAGAATTGGCATTAAGAACTCTTCAAGGTCGAGTGCCTGGACAGGCGACAACTCCACAAGAACTAGGACAATCATTGTTGTCTATTATTGGTAGACCACGTGGTGCTTTTGGGCAGCTTGATTTGGGTGGTCTACCTAGTGGTTTTCAAGAATTTAATGAAGCAATGAAGAAAGACCCAAGGAACATAGATCTTTCAAAATTCCCTATTTCCCCATTCTTTATGGGTGGTGTTCAAGCTGTTCCTGGAGCTTCACAAACAGCTCAAGGTGGTGGGTTTATTCAAACAACTGCTTTCAAAGGATCTCAACAAAGAGCGAAAGAATCAGCTGATTTTGCCAAAAAAGTTGTTGCACAGGAATTGAAAAAGGTTGGTGGAGTTACACCGTCTCTCAGAAAAGAGATAAATATTTTAGCTGGAGCTGCTGGTAAACATAGAAGTCCAGTTGAAAATACAATTTTCATTAATAATTTGAAATTAACAGCTCAGAGGGTCGCAAAAGCAAAAAGTATATCTTTTAACGATGCGCTTATCGAAGTAATGCAAAGAGCAAAAATTAACCCGTCTATTATGGGAAAAATATCAAACAGGATAAACGGATTAGGCTTTCTGGCTGACGCAGAGAATGCGGTTGCCGCTGGAGATACGGAAACCGCCAAAGGCATTTTTAATCTAATAGTTAAATTAGCAAAATTACCAAACTCTCAATATAAAGGATATGAATCGCTCGCAACAAGCTTACTTAAAGGAATAGGACAATAACATGGCAGCAAAAAAATCACAAGTATTTAACACAAGTAACACATCCACAACACAGATGGTACAAAGAATGGAGAGTATGATTCGTGTTGCAGATGCACAGAGACAGAATTTTCAACGTAGATGGTATGACAATAACTTCTTTGATGATGGTTATCATTTTAGGTATGTAGAGCGTTCTACAAATAAAATAGTTGATCTTTCGAGAAGAAGATCGTCTGGTGGTCCGGTGCGTGCAATACCTAAAGCTTCCAGACAAATTAGAGGTGTAGCCAATTTGCTTATGTCTGGTGATCCTGCGCCAGTTGTGTATCCAGAGAAACTAACAAGAGAGAACTACGACAATGACCAAGAATATCAACAAGCTCGTCAAATGGCCGCCAGTGCAGCCAAAAAGATTGGTCACTGGATACAAGAGGAGTGGAAAGACCAAGAGTTAATAGAAAAACTGGCACATATGATCGTACTTGCAGCAAAGCACGGAGTCTCGTACTTACAAGTTTGGCCAGACGCAGTGGACGAGAAGATCAGGACTCAAGTTTACGATGCTTTTGACATACGTTTAATGGGTAATTTAAATGACATAGAAGATTGTCCTTTTGTTATTAAATCAATTCCACAACAAATAAGTAGAATTAAAGCTAACGAGAATTTTGATCGTGATCAAGTTGCAAAGATTAGTCCAGACAATAGATATGCTTCTAGTGAGATAAAAGAGGCTTATCTTTCCAGAAGATTTGGAAGAGAACAAAATAATGATGACGCAGCAAGTATTTTGCAACACGAAGCGTTTATAAAAGAATATGTAAACGATGAAGTTAGAAAGAGAGTGCAATTGTTTGGTAACGAAAATGTATTAGATGGTCGTAAAGATGGAGATGTAATAATTAGACACACTTTTATGGCTGGTGGAGTATGGCTTTTAGATGAATATCTAACAACTAAGACATATCCAATTGTTCCTTTTAGATTTGAACCAGGTCCACTTTATCAGGTTCCATTAATTGAACGATTCATTCCATCAAACAAATCATTAGACAATGTTGTTTCAAGGTTAGAGAGGATACTCCATTCTATGGTAGTTGGTACTTGGACCAAGAAACGTGGAGAGAATTATTCAATTACAAATAGAGCCGGTGGTCAGTTTATTGAATATGATGTAACCCCACCAGTGCAGGGACAAATGGCTGGAGTACCAGCTTATGTCTTCAACTTTATAAATCTTCTAAATTCATTCATAGAAGAGCAAGGTGTAACCACAACCACATTGGGCAAAATACCGTCAGGTGTTAAAGCCGCAAGTGCTATTGAGTCCTTAAAAGAGAGTGAATTTGCAAACCTTGTCATAGCCAACAAGCAACTTAAGGGTACAATTAAACGCATAACAGAGAGATTTATATCAATTGCAGGAGAATTCTTTATTACACCACAAACTGTGTTTGTTCTAGACAAAGGAGAACCTGATTATTTTGACATTATCGGTGAAGCTGGTGTTAAAGCACGCGAAAAAGCTAATATAGATGTACCAGACTCTATACCGATAGGTACTGATATAAAAGTTGATATAGAGATTGAATCTGGCCTTGGTTTTACAAGACAAGGGCAACTTGCAAATGCTCAGGAGCTAGCAGGAACTATCATTAAGTTAGCTGAGATGAAGTTGGTTCCACCACAGGCGGTAAAGGCGTTTATTCAAAATATGCTAGAGATATACCAGTTTGGTAGTTTGAGTGAGTTTATGGAAGCAATGGAATCTGCTGGTGGTCAAACAGACTTGTCTGAGGAACAATTAGAACAAATGAAACTTGCAGTTTTGGAAGTAATGAAAGATATTGAAAGTGCAAAAGGAAGTGAAAAACAACAACAAGAACAAAGGATCGATGAAACAAAGGTTGGAGTTGGAGAGGCAATTGGTGATATCCAGAAGTCCATGGGTACGGGCGGACAACAACAAGAACAAGAAGAAGTTAAGCCACCGTCAAGGTCTATAAGTTTCAAAGATCTACCGCCATCTGGACAGGCACAAATGGCACAGCAAGCAGGAATCAATATAACTGCAGAGCAAGTAGCTGCAGCAGAGAGAGCACGAGCACAAAAGAAAGGGAGTGAAAAATAATGCCAACAAGAGGATTTAAAATAAAAAAACCAATAGGATTTAAAAGTAAAAGCAAAAAAGCAAGACCTTTGACAGCTAGTGTGGCGGCAAAAAAGGCTAGGAGAGGGGGGGCTGAATTAAAGAGACGTAAAAAATCCAGAAGAAGAGTTAGAGGATCAGGTTCCAGAGCAGCCGTTGCAGCGGCAAGAGCTCTTAGAGCAAGAACTGGAGGACAAGTAACCGCTGCGGAAGTAGCAAAGTTTGCAGGAACAGGAGGAGCTATGGGAGCAATAGGAAGAAAATCACTAGAGCTCTTAAGGAAAAGACGTAAAAGATAATATGCCAAGTAGAGAAACATTAGAGTTAATCGGCCGCTTAGAGAAAAGAAACAAGCGAGTGCGGTCAAGAATATCTCCTTTTGGTAAGGAGTTACAAGCCGCTGCGCGTAAAAAAGGAACTAGAAAGGGTTTCTTGCAAAGCGTGCTTTCGTTTTTAAGAGAAAATAAAGGAGCAGTATCTGGTAAGGAGGCAGCAATTAGAGCCGCAAAAAGAGTAGGAGGAAGAAAATGAACGATCATATATTTTTAGAATACATATTTGTTTTTCGTCCGGGAGAGACCTGGGGAAACATTAAAGAGTTTGAGAAAACACTTTCAGATCATCTGGATAATGTGGGTTTAGTGGGAGAGAATATACCTTCTTTAGCTAATCCAAACAAAAAGCTTGTCTTTATACGCAAGAAAGCTCCTGAACCAGTGGAGATACCAGAACCAAAACCAACCCCAATAGCCCAGCAGCAAAAGAATCTAATCAAAAATAGACCTAGAGCATAATGGCTTTTCAAAATGCAAAGACAGATAGAAACAACGTACCAGGTTTAACATTTCACTCAGGTACATCCGATGATTCAGAGACAATACGTTGGTCTGGCCAAACTAGTGGTGCAGCTGATGTGCACGTAACTGGTGGGACTATAGATGTTGATATAACTGGAGCCGATGTTGTTAGTGTTTCTTCAGGAACACAGGAAACACTGGGAACTGTTGGTGTTGTAGAAAGTGGAACTGTTGATATAGGTGCCTTTGTTGATATACCAGGAGGGACAATAGACTTAGTGAGTGTTTTAGGTAATTTAAACGCAGGAACTATTACATCTGTTGAATCTCTACCTGACTTACAAGGTGGAACTGTAGATTTGATAACTGAGATCTCAAACTTAGCAGGTGGAACAGTTGTTTCTACACCAGATAGTTCAGACATAGATGTAAACAATGTAACAACAACTCCACTGGGTGGTGATGCAACATATACAGGAACTGCAACTGATTGTGAAGGGTATTCAAATATAACAACTACAATCTATGCTGATGTTGATTCTGCGACTGATGGAATGAAGTTTGAGTTTTGCTCAGACAATTCATTTGGCTCAAATACAGACACACATTCGTTTACCCTTACTGCGTCTGACTCAACAGTCAGGAGATTCCAATTCCCAGTAACAGCACGATACTACAGAGTTAGATACATCAATGATTCTGGTGCCCAAGGTGGTTTTGACATACAAACAATACTTCACAGAACAAATGTACTTACATCTATTCACAGAGTTTCTAATACATTAACAGTGGATCGTTCAGCAGAGCTAGTTAGAGCCGTTATAGCAGGTCAAACAACGGCGGGTGGTGGAGCTATGATAAATGTAAAAGTTAATCCATCTGGAGCTGTTCAAGTTGATGGGAACATAGAGGTTGATGTTCTTCCGGATCTCCCCGGGGGGACAATTGATCTAGTTACGTTACTGGGAAGCGTTACCGATGTTGGACAAGTACACAATGCCGGGACGATAGCAGCCTTACCAGATCTACCTGGTGGTACAATTGATTCAATAGCTGCAGACGTAGGAGTAAAGGCTTTAACAGGAGCTTTTCTTTCAACCGCAACAAGCATTTCAACTTCGGCAGCGCCATTGCCAGCAACAGCTTTGTCTAATAGAAAAAGTGTAGTTATTTATAATAACGGGGCTACCACTATGTTCCTAGGAGGGAGTGCTGTTGCTACAAGTGATGGATTGCCAGTGCCCCCAGGAGAATTTTCACAATCTTTCGATTGTGATGACACAATGATACTTTATGGTAGGGTGGATTCAGGAACAGAAGAGGCTAGGGTATTAGAATTAAGTGATGCTTAAAAATGACTACTCAAAAAAAAATAGATAACATTCAGAGTTGGAACAACAACAAACCTTCGACAAGTGCTATGTGGTCTGAAGATTTAAAAGTTGAGTCTTTTCATGTTAAATATGACTATCAACTACAACAAATTAAAGATAGTTTAACCAACAAATCTATAAGAATCGATGAAAAATTGGATATTTACGAAAAATATCCTGGACACATTAAATACAGACTGTATAAAATGAAAAAGAAAACTGCTACTGACCAAGACTTAACGAGTTTGGTTGACAATTTTTTCAACAAAAAAAAACTTAGTTTAGATTGGAAAAAACTTAAGATTGCTCAATCTTTAAAAAGAGTTAAGAAAGAGATAGAACTGAGAGAAAGTGGTTATCTGGCTCCTAACAAAAATGACAGTGGTCAGCCAAACGACAATATAGGCATCCCCGAGAATAGGATCAGATACGTTGTTGGGACTACTTATTATCTTGATGCCGACAATGGAAATGATGCAAATGATGGTTTGGGAACTGGTGCAGGAAATGCCTGGGCCACTTTAGATAAATTTACAGATAATGCTAGAAGCGCTGGTGATAAAGTGATAATTAGACGAGGCACAACAGCAACAATTGATGACACGACCGATTTGAATCCAGTTTCAGATGGAGATGTAAATGATCCAATAATCATTGAAGCTGACTTTGACGATGATTGGGGGGATTTTGCTAGTAGTTCCCAAACATATACACCAATATTTGGAAGCAAGACAATGGAGGCCTCAGCTTCTATAACAGGTATCACTGCTGGTGAATGGATATATAATTCAACCGACGGAGATGATCCCAGATCATTTTCATATGAAGTAGCCTCTGTTTCTGGTACAACATTGACTTTATTTTTACCTTTTAAAGGTGGTGTCGGTTCCACAAAAACTTTGAATGTAATGCCATCGGCTCCCAAATGGGGCACTGCAGCTGGTGCAATACGCTGGAATTTTGACACAGATCACTTTTGGTTAATACAAGGAATACACATTTTAGGTTCTTCTTCCAATGGACAAGTGGAAATTGATGATAGTGACGCACTTGTATTCTATGACTGTATTCTTGAAGGTAATGGTGCAGGTGATGAAGGTTTTAATGGTTCGGGGAATACTCCTTTAACAATAGGAAGAAAAGTTAGGATATTTAATAATCAACGAGGAGTTGATGCACTTGATATTTTAACGCTAAGCAACAGCCTTATTGATGGTAACTCCTTAACAGACAGTTATGGTGTTGAGACCGGTGAGCATTCTGATATGGAATTACATGAATTAGAAATTAAAAATACTTTAGGTGCAGATGTGCGTTTAAATGGTAATCCTAATTTTCTCAAGCTTAGGAATGTGATAATGTCATCTTCCGATGAAGTTGATGGTGCAGATCTAGGTGTAAATAGAAACCTTGAAATGGAAGACCACGATGGAGTTTTGGGTGCAAGTGAAACGCGCAATTGGCTCCACACTAGTGCAAATCAGAGCATTATTTCTAGTGTAACTGATCCAATAAGAACCGGTGGAAGTACACATTCTTTGCGGATAGATCCTTCTACAGATATGGGTGCTACTTGGGAAGTATCTGTGTTAAAAATATTTGATTATCCTGTTTACACAACAACAAATCAAAGAACTTATACTATATATTTTAGACCAAGAAATACTGCTGCCGATTGGACAGATGATCCAATAGCTAGTGAGCTTTGGATAGAACTTGATGCTTGGGGTCATGCAAGCAACAGTTTTAGAAAAGTCACAAAATCTACTGGTGTCATTGACATGAACGGAAGTACTGACTGGCAGTCCCTAACCATTACAGTAGCTCCATCTCAGGCAGGTGTTGCTTATTTAAGATGTTTTTATGGAAAAACCAAAGAAACTTCAAAAGAAAATATTTTTTATGTAGATCCATTACCAGTAATAACCTATTAAATGACCAGCAGCTTCAATAAAAACCAAGTTCAAGCAATCTTTGGTAGGTTTAAACCTGTTTTGAATCTTACAACCAGCAGCTTCAATAAAAACCAAGTTCAAGCAATCTTTGGTAGGTTTAAACCTGTTTTATCTAGACAAAGAAAACTCTTTGACTTAGTAGGAAAAGGTTTAAAGACAAGATCAACTATCAAAAGAAGATAACTGATATAGGTAGGTAACTACACTACTTGACAGAAATTACCACTTCAAAATAACATGAACCTAGTCGAGCAGTGTAATAGATTTTTACATTGATCCACTTACATAGCGGTCATTAGTTGTTAATAAACTATGGTACGCATATGAAGGGAGGTGAAAATATATGAGTGACGACAAAAGTACTGATTTTTTTGCAGAACAATCAGGTGAGGAACCACAGGTAGCTGAGGAACCTAAATCTGATGAACCAGAATTAATAAAGGTTGGTGATCGTGAGTTCACCCAAGGTGAATTTGACCATATGGTTGAATTGAGGGCAAAGGTTGAGGATATAGAATCCAAGGGAGGCCAATCCATAGACCATGTCATGAAATCATGGGGTGACAGGGGCAACCGAATTTCTGAGTTAGAAAAGCAAATTTCTGACCGAGAATCACAGGAATTGCAAACAAAAGCTACCACTCAAGGCTATCAAAATCTTAGCCAAGAGGAATCTGATCGATTGGCGATAGCTGAGCTTGAACGCTTGGGCTATTCATCAAAAGAGCAGGTGCGTTCTGATATTGCTCAAGAGGTAAAAGCCTTGAACTATATCAATGAAGTTGGTGGTTTTATAAAAGATCAAACTGGTGCTGGGAAACCAGATGTTGGTGAAGAAGAGCTTTTACAATACATGGTTAGAAAAGGACACAACGAAGATGACTATGAGAAAGCTTACAAAGAGATGTTTAACTCCCAAGTTAAAGTTTGGGAAGAAGAACAACTATCTTCACAGAAACAACCTGGTATGGTTACTGAAACCACATCAACAGCAGGCGCAAAACAACCTGAAGTCAAGAGCTTTAGAGGAATGAAGACAGATGAGCTCATGAAAGTAGTCGATAGAGCTTTGGGTTAGAATGCTAGAAAGTGAGGTGAAAATATTATGTCAGTAAATGTATTAGACACAAGTGATTTGTCCGCAACACTGCAGACGATTATTGCTCCCTTTGTTAGGGACAATCTTCCTGCAGAGACTATCTTCTTGGACAAAATGAAAAGGAATGCAGGTATGGAGTTTATGAATAATAAATTCTATCAAACATTCCGAACTGGTAGACACTCAGGTGTTTCCAATCTTGCTAATGATGACAACACAACTGTCACTGGAAAATCAACAACCACTCAAGCTAACATTGGAGTTAAGCTTTTGACCGGTGTATTTGATATTTCTCAGTTGGCAATTGATGTATCTCGAAGCAAGAAAGGTGCTGTTAGAAATGAGCTTGTATCTCAAGCTGCTGATCTAACAACTGACTTTGCACGAACAATTAACCGACAGTTTTATTCTGATGGTTATGGTGTTGTTGCACAGGTCAGAAACACTGGTGGTTCCGTTTCTGGAACCCAAGCTGCACTAGAACTTCCTGATTCAAACTTAGATGATGGTCGTATAAACGATGTTTACGGAACTGTAAACGGTGATATCGATCCTCTGAAATATTTGGGAGCTGGAATGCACGTTGGTGTAGGTACTGGAGGAGCAATCCACGGTACAATTGCAGCTGTTACAGGTACTTCTATACAATTCACAGGTACACTTTCATTAGCTGGTGGAGATTCTATTTCCATCGTTGATGCAGACGGTGAGGGTGCAGGAACTTCTGAGTTCCAAGGTGCACGTCTTGCTTTAGACAGCAGGACAGGTACTGCAACCTATGCAGGTGTAGCTAGAAACGTTAGATCTTGGACACCTCAATTTGGTTCTGTTAGTGAAAATCTAACTCTAAAAAGAATCGAAGAGAAATACATTGCAGCACAAGAGTATGCAAAGAATAGCGACATGTTCCTAATCTTTGTGAACAAAACTCTGTACACAAAATACGGAGATCTTTTGACAGCAATGAGACGTGAGGTAAACAAACTTGATCTTGGAGGCGGTTGGGAGGGATTATCTTTCCACGCTGGACGAGGTCCAGTTGCAGTAGTTCTTGACTACGATGTTCCAGATGGAGAAGTAATTGGTATTAACATGGATACTTGGACAATAGCCCAAGTTAGAGATATCGGATGGTTGAATGACCATTCAGATACAACTTTGTTACCAATAGCTAACAAAATCACTTACCAAGCAACTATGGTATGGTTTGCAAATCTATTTTGCTCCAAACCAGCTGGTAACTTTAGGTTAACCCAAAAACAAGGTTAAACTAACGCCTTATGGTAGACGGCCAGGTTCGACTCCTGGCCAAGGCGCATGAAGCTCAAACCAAGAGCAAAAAAAGACAGAGTTAAATCTGTTGAAAAGAAAATGCCAGAGTTAAACATTACTGGTAGATCTATTGTGAGCGAAGAAGACACAGAATTTGTTGCTTTAAAAGATAATTTAAATTTCTCTCCAGAGCGCAACATGAAGATTATTAAAGAAGTAGCTCAAAACAACTGGAAGAACTCTCAACGCATTAAAAGGGAATATCTAGATAAGGTGGAAGAGAGAGCTGATGCAGTAGAAACATTTATCAACAGTCCGTTTGGTAAGGGTGCTAGAGTTACAGACAAGGTTTTAAATAAGTATTTTGGTGAGAAAGAGTTGCTGCACTTGCGCAATTCTCCTTATGACAAGATAATCAAAGGATAGTGGGTAGAAACAAAAAAGGGTCTAGGAGAAGAGTTTATAAACGACTCACTTTAAAAGAACTGTGCGATATTGCAGAGATTAGTCCACGTAAAAGAATAATAATGTTAAGGTATATAAAGAAGAACATAAAAAGTTGAACAGTGTAAGTCTAGATGGCGCAAAACCTTTAAGGGTTGTCCAAGCAACCTAGTCCCGAGCTTCTTCTAGACAGGGGCCAACGGCGGGTGACTTGGAACAGGAAAACCCCATCGGGTGAGGTGGCTTATACTATTGAGTTTTTTAACTCTTAGAAAGTTGGTGAGGTATATATGAGTGATAGAGAAAAAGTATTTCATGCGCTATTAGGCGCAAAAATTGATCCATTTAGCGAGATCAGAAATTCTGGTCTATTGACCTCTGGTTCTGTTTTGGTTGTAAAAGACCCATCAGACACTGACTATTTGGTAGTTAAAGACGCTGTTGGACGAGACAACTTCTTTGATGGTATCCAAGCAGCTTTGGACAAAACTAGAAGTGACAAAAATGATTATGTCTTAGTTTGTCCTAAAGATGACAACGGCATCTGGGAATTGGGTACAGCCCTAGACATTGCAAATGACAGAGTTCATTTAATTTCCATGGGTTACACACCATCCCTACACGGATACTCCAACACACTGCGAGGATTCGGTAGCGCTGCATTAGACAGTGAGATTGTTAACGTCACAGGTAACGGTGTAGAGATTGCAGGATTTAGATTCCTAGGCACACACGGAACAACTGACGATGGAACTATCTCAGCAGTTTTGAGCGTTACAGGAAGTCAATTCCATATCCACGATTCAGCAGTCGAATCTAACGTTGCAGCAGGAGCTTCAGACGGAACTCTTGTTAATGTTGGTGCAGATGGATTTAGAGCAGACAATGTTTTCTTTGGTAATTATGAAGGAAATCATGCGCAAATTAGCATTGGTGCTTCTACAAAGAGGCATGACTTTAATAACTGTAAATTTGTCATGGATGCACAAGCAACTACAGATGAGTTCTTCCTTGCAGGTACAGGTGCAGGAGAATATGTGGAGGTTAGAGATTCCAGTTTCATTAACGTTGAGGCCGGAACACTTCCAGCATCAGCAGTATCTGGATCAATAACAGTTGACCAAACAGCTTGGTTGTTAATGAACAACAGCTATGTGAACGTCTCAGACGCAGGAACAGACCCTAGTGTGTTTGTCAGTCCAGTAAGTTCTGGAACGCACGCAGAAGCGTACAACCCCGGAATCGCAATCGGAACTGCTCTTGCAGTAGCCGCTTAGGATTTAAGGTTACGTTAAGGTATAGACAGGTCGCAGAAAAGTGTTACACTGAGTATGCGACTTGTTGTATTATGAAAAAACCAAAAGAGATTCAACAACCCTCGATAGAAACAAAAGCAATTGTCTACACAGGATCAATACAAGAAAACTTCATGGGTCACATCATGGCAGAGATATTTAAAGATCGTGTCTATGCTCCCTATATTGAGGGAAAACGTGATTTAACTATTTTGGATATAGGAGCTCACGTAGGCATCTTTAGTATCTACGCTTCGCCCTACGCAAAGCACATATATGCAATGGAGCCTTCAATGGAGCACTTTACATCTCTAACCCAAAATATATCTGCAAATCAATTAGACAACGTCACACCATTTGCAATGGCAATGAGTAATGAGAATGGAACTGCAACTTTCCATCACAACGCAAATAAAACAATGTATTCCTTAAAAGAAGCAGTTGCACACAAACATCTTGGTTCAGAAACAGTAGAGACAATTACCATTGAGAAGTTTATGAACGACAACAATATTAAGTACGTAGATTTTATGAAATTGGATACAGAGGGAGCAGAATTTGAGATATTTGGAGGAGATGCATTTGCTAGAGTTGCAGACAGGATAGATACCATAGTTACAGAAGCTCACAGTTGGACTGGTAGAAATCCTAATCAACTTGTGGATAGTTTGAAAAACAATGGTTACACAATTTCAAGAGCACAAGCAGATGCAGATTTAATAGTAGCAAGGAGATGAAAACTAAAACTATAAAAGTACACGGCAAATATAAACAAATGGTCTATCCTATTACTGACCAAGATTTTAAAAATCAAGTCCACGAAATTCACAACATGGAACATTATCTTTCCGGACTTTTGCACATTAAAGAAAGATATAAAGATCCAAATAAAAAAGCTGTTGTAATGGATTTAGGAGCCAACATCGGTAACACTTCTTTGTTTTATGCACCTTTTGTTAAACAAGTGCACTCATTTGAACCAAATCCACTAATATTCGAGGCACTTGCGAAGAACACAACTAAGGAGAAAAATATAGCAATACATAATTACGGTGTTTCATACAAAAATACAACCTTTAGTATGCACAGCAAAGAAAAGAATGATCCTCCGCAAACACTTTATCTAGATAAACCAGAACATTCACAAGCTGCTGAATTTAAAACAATAGACACTATATTTGAAGAATGTAAAATAGACCACGTGGATGTGTTAAAAGCAGATATTGAGGGTAGTGAATATGTTTTGTTCTGTTCCTCTGGTTTTGCTAAAGTAGCTGACAAGATAGATACAATAATCGGAGAAGCACATTACATGAGTCAAAACTCTGCAAGTCCCGATTTCATACCATTAATCTTAGCTGATTATGGTTTTAAAACAGAATTCCTAGACTTTAAGCCACCAAATTATGTTAGATTCCTAAACTACGAGGATCCAGTTACAAAAGAAAAAAAGACATGGAAGAAACAAGAAAACACAATATTTTGGGCATATAAATGAAAATCAATAAAATGAAAAAAAAGAAACATAAATACACAGCTACACACGCAGAGGTGAAGATTAAGCCAAAAGTTTGCATTTTTACAATAGCAGATAATAAGAATTTGAAATTTTATGAAGGCTTCAAAAATAGCCTACGCAAGTTTCATTCTGAGAAAGAAGTTGATTTAATTTTGATCGGGGAAGAGCAAATTAAGGCATATAATGACCCACATTTTTTCTATAGAAGTAAACCTACTGTCGCTAAAGAGTTATTGAAGAAATACGATACAGTTGTTGGCGCAGATTGCGACCAAATCATAATGGGCGACCTTTCACATCTATGGGACACAGAAGAAGAGTGGGATCTTGGAGTTGTCCAAAACGCAAACCCCAGAGAAAAGGAGAAGTATCCGGTTCGTGTCTGGAACATAGACGAGTTAAGTTATGTAAACGCAGGATTTGTAGTAATGAAAGACAAGAAATTTGTGGACCACTGGGATTATCTTTGTAAGTCACCCCACTTCGGTGCCTATCAAATGAGAGAACAGGATCTTTTAAACATTTTGGTCTTCTATGGAATGTATAAAGTAAAGTTTTTGGATAACTCTACTAAGTGGCATGGTCTTGTAAGTAAAGGATATGAGCCAATAATGAAATTGATAGATAAATCTAAACTTGTACAAACTACGAAGAAGACAGACATGACAAAAGATGAACTTGATTTATTACCAGATAAGTCTGTTGTTCTACCTAAGAATGAAGAATGGCCAGTAAATGAAGACAAACAAGTGGTGTGTTATCATTTTGCAGGAGGAAAAGGAGATGGATCAAAAGGTAACTATAGAATTAGATTTCCAGACAAAATATCCAAACACATTGATTGGTTAATATCAGACAATGAAAATACTAAAAAAAACAAGTTGTAATTGGTGTGGTGGAGACCTAACGTCAAAAAACATGTTGAAGAATATTTTTGTTTGTTTAAATCCAGGTTGTCTGGGATTCGCCTTTTATCAAATCCCAGCTGAATTGTTACCCAAAAATGACAAAAAAGAAAAATAAAAGAAGAGACCTAAGAATAATTTGGATGAGCAATTCTCCTCATGTCTATTCAGGATACGGAGTTTTCACCAAAGAGCTACTAAAACGTATTCACGACGACGGTTGGACAGTTGCTTGTGTTGGTTTCAGTGGCATATCTGGCGGAATAATAGAAGATTACGACGGATATAGAATATATCCACAAATGGCAGAGCCATACGGCACAGATGCACTTGTTAATCACGGTAGAGACTTTAAAGCTCATGTGCACTTCACAATGCAAGACACTCCCACCTTAAATGCTAATCTGCTGCAGCACGTAAAGACTTGGATTCCGTATATGCCAGTTCACTATTCACCACCATCTCCATTTGTTCTAGACAAGATTAAACATGCTTATAAGATAATCACTTTCTCAGAATATGGAAAACAAGGTTTGGCATCAAAAGGTTTCAGTTCCACAATGATTAAAGAGGGAATAAATACTAGTACTTTCAGGCCACTTGATAAGGAAATGATAAGAAAAAGATTGGGAATAAAAGACGGCACATTTCTTTTTGGTATGGTGGGAGCAAACAAAGAAATACCAGCAAGAAAAGGATTTCAGGAGGCCCTAGATGCTTACAAACTGTTTATAGATAACCATCCAAACGAGAGAGTTGGTCTCTATATCCACACACTTTCTCCACCAATAGGAAAATTTCCGATAATGGATTATGCAAAACAAATTGGAGTACATGATCGTGTTATTGTGCCAGACAACTACAGCGCTCTTTACAAATCTCCTCCAGATGTAATTGCGCAGATGATGAATGCTTTTGATGTTTTACTTCAACCGTCTCGTACAGAGGGATTTGGATTACCAATTGTAGAGGCTCAAAGTTGTGGTGTACCAGCAATAGCCACTGACTTCTCTGCTATGCCTGAGCTAATTGTAGATGGAAAAACTGGCCTAAAAGTAAAAGTAAATAGATTAGAGCTTGCAAATCAATGGGGTTATCATGCAGCACCGGAC